ACACTTGGTGAAATAGTTGTCAAGTTTGAAATGCCACAAAATTTTATTGATGAAATTAATAATGTATTTGATGAAAAGGAACAAACAACGGTAGACTGGAGTACCCAACTAGCAGGTAAAATCAAAAAAGAAAAACTAGTCAATCACTTATTAAGAGATGAAATCAAAGGCACGTTTATGATGTGCTTTCAAGAGTATATGAACAGGTCAGGTTCAGTATTAGTAAAAACACATCAACTATCTTTAGACAATGCTTGGATAAATGATATGTATGCTACTGAATATAACCCTGCTCACTTTCATGCGAGTAAGAATAGTTTAGTAGGTCTATCGTCTGTATTATTTTTGAAAACACCTGACTCATATGGAGAAGAAATAACAAATCATCATGAACCTGCAAATGGTCATTTAGAATTTATAGGTGGTGCTCAACACTCTCTATCAATGTCGCAAATTAGATTAAGTCCTAAAGTTGGCGACTTCTTTGTTTTTCCATATACACTAGTTCATGGTGTTTATCCATTTTATGGCACAGATCAAGTAAGAAGAACACTATCATATAATTGTGATATACTACCTAAAGTATTAGTAAAGGAGGTAAAATGAACGTAGATAATTTAAGAGAACAACTAAAAATAGATGAAGGCGTGAAGTATGAAATATATAACGATCATCTAGGTTATGCTACTTTTGGCATAGGTCATCTAATCGTAGAGGGTGATGAAGAACATGGCAAACCTTTAGGCACGCCAGTAAGTGAAGAAAGAGTAAATGCAATCTTTGAAGAAGATGTAAAAAAATATATTAGTGAGTCAAAGAAAGTATTTCCTAATCTTGATGACTTACCAGAAACTGCTCAAGAGGTCATAGTAAATATGTGTTTCAACATGGGCGCACCAAGACTATCAGGCTTCAAAAAATTTATTGCAGGTGTAAATTCAGGCGACTGGAATACTGCTGCAGTAGAAATGATGGATTCAAGATGGGCAAGACAAGTTGGTGACAGAGCAGTAAGATTGAAGAATAGAATACTTACATTAGCATAATGGACGAGGCAGGTAGATTTACGGCAGAACATTCTGTTATGGAAGCAGGTATCGAGATACGAGAACTGAAACATAAACTAGAACTTGCCAAAGATAAAATACAAAAACTACAATTAGAGATTGCCGAATTGAAATCGGCACATTTAGATCCAGACTTATTGGCATTAGACATTGGCAAAAGTGCCAAAGAACAGCCAGAGTTGAGATCGGTAATGTCAGAAAAATATAATAAATTTGGGGAAGAGGCTTGACTTTATCCTACAAATCTGTTATAATAAGATATATGCAAAAGAAAATTAATTACTTTCTTTTAATAGTGCAAGGAAGAGCCTTTCACCAGAGGGGCGAACTTGGTTGCTTAGGGGTTGTACCCAGGCATAACTTGGAAAACAAGGGGTGTCAAACTATCGACAGGTAGAAGTAGGCGGTTGCAGTTTAAAGGATTAGGTATCCGGTCTGTAACTTGTGGGTAAATCCTAGTCCCACCTATTTTAGCATATAAATATAAACATATATTATATACAAAGTGGATAAGATAACATACAATAAACATACGGAGATACAAATATGAATACAAGTATTGCAGCGTTAAAACGCTCAAAGTCTAATTTAGACACACTCATAGGCGAACTAAATAAAGTTGCCGAACCTCAATCACAAAAACAATCATACAGCGATGATAGATTCTGGAAACCAGAACTTGATAAATCAGGTAATGGCTATGCAGTTTTTAGATTCTTGCCAGCAGTAAAGAACGAAGATTTACCTTGGGCAAGATTATGGTCTCATGCTTTTCAAGGACCAGGCGGGTGGTATATTGAAAACAGTTTAACTACACTTAACAAGAAAGATCCAGTAAGTGAATCAAACAGTTTACTCTGGAACTCAGGCGTTGAGGCAGATAAAGAAATCGCAAGAAAAAGAAAAAGAAAATTATCTTATATTGCAAATGTTTTAATAATCAATGACGCAAAACATCCTGAGAACGAAGGTCAAGTAAAACTTTTCAAGTTTGGTAAAAAGATATTTGACAAGATTACAGAAGCGATGAAACCTGAGTTTGAAGATGAGAAACCTATCAACCCTTTTGACTTCTGGGAAGGTGCTAACTTTAAGTTGAAGATCAGAAAAGTTGATGGTTACTGGAACTATGATAAGTCTGAGTTTGATAGTCCTACTGCTATTGCAGATAATGATGAATCAATCGAAGAAATCTGGAACAAACAATATGCGTTGAAACCTTTTCTTGCACCTGAAAACTTTAAATCATATGATGAGCTGAAAAGCAAACTTGATAAAGTTTTAAGTGGTGTTAGAAACACTGGTACCGCTGAAGATGTTGCAATCCCACCAGCAGCACAAGTAAGTAAACCAGCTGTAGTAGAAGAAACAGTAAGTGCTCCTACTCCTGCAGTTGAAGAAGATGAAGATAGCGATGAAACGTTGTCTTACTTTTCTAAATTAGCAGAAGAGGACGAGTAATCTCTCCACCTGTTTTTCTATATTGGGGTTGGGATGTTCTATTTCAACCCCTTTTTATATAAATATTACTATTACATTATGTTGAATATTTGAGAAATCAAATTAAACGAGGAGTTTATATGGAAATTATTAGTAAAATAAAGTCATGGGCAGCAGCACTAGCAGACGTAGGTGTTTCACTTATTGCTCTAGGCATTGTTCTTGAAGTTTTATTCAGTGGACAAAACGTGCCTTTCTGGCCTGACATTAGTGTAATAGCAAACGTACAAAACATAATCGCTGGGTTTAGTGCTCAAGGGTTAGTTGGTTTAGTTGCTGTTTGGGTTTTATACTCAATATATACTAAAAAGTAATATTAATAATATTATGTAATATTCTAGGGGCGTTTGACGCCCCTTTTTTTTAGCATAAATAGTAGTATGGATTTATTTTTTACATTACTCATTGACTTTGGTTTGCCTGTAGCAGCGTCTGCTGTTATGGGACTTTTCATTTACATCATTCTCAAATACATATTAGGATCGGTAATCGGTCAAGTACAAGGTATGCACGGTATAATTATGGGACTAGATAATAGAATCAAGACAATGAATAATGATATGATAAAATTAGATTTGCTGATATCTCATGCCTTAAAACTTCGACCAGATGAAGATAGAATTTCTAGGGCAGATGGTAAGGTTGACGCTAGAAAGGACTAATGGAACAAACTATCGAAAATTTTGAAGGTACAAAAGTAGTTAATGTAAACGAAGGTACCAGTATGGGTGATGTACAAGCAGGTATAGAGTTCATATATCACATGAGAGAACACCTTGTAGATGTAGGAGTTGCAACGATTTATTTGTTTGCTTGTTATGCTCTTTATTTGTGGTTGAAGAAAAAGATTAAGTAATGGACATAGTAGAGATACTAGATAAGTATGGTTTTGCTACACTGGCAGCAATCGCCATGGGTTACTTCATATATTTTATTTACACTTTTATTACAAATGAAATCAAGGTAAAATTAAGTGAAGCAAATGGTGTGCTTATAGGTCTTATTGATAGAATTAGAATGTTAGACAATGACCTAATTAGATTAAGGTCAAAATTAAATACAGTATTGGAGATACAAGAAAATGAAAAACGGAATGAGAAGTCAAGAAAATCAAAGAGAATATCTAAGGCACCTGAAAAATAGTGGTCTAATTATAGGCACAGTTTTCACGGTCATGTTCGTCACAGCAGCAATATTCGATTACATCTTATTATAAATATTAGTATGAAAGCACTCAAAATTTTGGTGCTAGGTTTATTTTGTTATGTGCTTTCGACACCTAGTATCGCAAGTGAATTAGTACATGATTTTGCCAACCCTTCTTTCTCTGGGTCTGGTTATTCTACCCATGTTTTATCACTTGAACAATTAAGATATAGTAGAGAAAAAAATATTAAAGATGACGCCAAGTCAGCGGCAGCGGCTGCAGAGCGTGAGGCAAATAATACTACAATCAATAAGTTTATTAAAAACGTTGAGAGTAGAATTTATGCTAACTTATCAAAACAGTTAGTTGATAATATGTTCGGCACAGAATGTGAAGGCACTTGTCCTACATCTGGCACTGCTGAAGTTGAAGGTTCTACAATCTATTGGGTTAAAGACGCAACGACAGAAATAATCACACTCACAATTACATCACCTGATGGCACAACAACTACAATGTCTGTACCTGTAGGTGACTTCAAATTTTAATAATATGGAATTAGGTATACCACAAATAGCAATAGCAATGGTCTTAATGTGTTTACTAGGCGGTTGTGCAAGCACAAAATCTGAAAGTGTATTCTATGGTGAAACACCATACACATTAGAAACAGACACAATCAAAAGATTGCAAAAGATACCAGATTTAGGTCAGGATCAAATTACGATTGCTGTATATAATTTTCCTGATAA